ACTATGGGTTGCCCGTCATTACCGCCCAGTGGGCCGGCTGCAGCTGCTGACCATCCTGGTCCACTGAAAATTTGTTGCACACTGACGCCATCGCCGGCGAATTTAAAAACGGATATTCCATCAGAATTTGAGTCCATCTGCGGAGTACAGCTTAGGGAGATCCGGACGACCTTGTTCATCCCTTCCGGGTTTGTAGTACTCTGCGTGGACCCCATAAGGCCCGTCATCGCAACGAAGGTCCCGGCCGTGAAAGATTGGCCTGCTAGCGTGTATGTTCGGGTTTGTAGTCCTGCCATTATATCACCGTCAGAGGCCCACCACGATCGGACCTAATTTCGCCAAACGAGGACGAAATCCCCGCGTAAGCATTTTAGCAACCGCAGTCGCGGCGAGAGTTCCAACTATCCGAGATTTATTGGCGGCGACCGCGGAATTAATAGTTCCAAAGGCGGAATTAATGTCGCCCCCGAGGGCTTGCTGTACCGCGGCCGCTGCGTTAGAGGATTGAATTAAAGACAACGCTGCGCCGGTTTCAATCGCATTAATGTGGAAGACTTTAGAGCGCCGGCGTGAATTCTTTTTCTTACGTGCCATATGGTTCAATCCCCAAGGATGCTGCCCGGACAATATGCATTCCACTAATAACCGTAACGGATGCTAGAACTATATTAGTCTAAATCCGGCCGCCAGTGAATCCCGGTTACCCTTTTGCACCACAGGCACACCTCGACCGGTGCGTCATCCACTACCTGGTTAACCCTTACGGGATGCGTACATCCAGATGCGTCGTTCTTTTGTGGCATGATTCGCAGACCCACCCCCATGGGATAAAGACCTGTTTTTTATTTACAGACTTCTGGATATAGAGACGACGTACAAATCGCTGACAATCAAAACACTTAGTGCGCTTCATATATCGCTTGGTCCATCCTTCGGCGTTCGGGACGCCGGTGGTCGGATGGAAGACCTACAGTGATTGCAATATAGAATAGAGATCCATGGTTCGGCGCTCGCTTCTTCTGGAACATCACAACCCCGACACCGACGTCGAAGCCTCGCATTACCGCGGCGAGGGAGTCTTGTCCGCTTTATATTTAGAAGCTTCGCGCAGTGGCGGCAATACCAAGCGTGCCTAACTGGTTCCGGCATAATGGACACCACAACCGGATCCCTGGTTATCACCTGGTCACAGTGGATGCAACGTCGGAAGGCGGGAACGGTAGCCATGGTTGTTGTGGCGCGGCTTAACCTTAGGTGGCACCCTTGGGGATTGAACCGCGCCATGGGGCATTATATGAGTGACTATTAAAGAACTACTATAATAGTTTGGAATTCTTATAAAGAACCGAGTATATAAACCGCCCACACCCCACCGTTTCCACTGGAGAATAAGAATTCTATATCTATATATATCGTGTTTATTTAAAGAGTATAGTATAAGAGAAAGTATAAACGAAGAGGCTAAAATAGAAAAAGGAGGAGGGTTTAGGCAACATTGATATATAAAAAGATGGTGATTTGCGGTTTGTTTGGGGTACTCCTAGGTTCCACTTCCACACGAAACGAAGGGGTCCCCCCTCCACTATAATACTACTTCAGGCCCCAGTCGGTGATGATTGTTGATGGTTCGGCGATGTTTTTTGATGTTTCGCCGATGTTTTTTGATGTTGCGGCGATAGAGGGTAGATCTACGTGCGATAAAATCAGACCGAGGAGCGGGTTTTCTTCTGATAAGTTTTTTATCATATCCGGGACTGGATTTAATGCAGTGGCAACCGCTTTAGCTTCTCGCACCTGGGTGGCGACTGACGCAAAAAAAGACTTTTTAAAATCAGCTAGTAGCGTCTCGTTGTCTGTAAAAATCTCGTCTAATACCGGTTTCAGTAAATGCAAAAGGGTTTCAGCAGCCCTTTCGTTTTTGTCCTGGTCAAACCTGTTGATCCACGCGGTCACGCTGCGTTCAGCAATGATTTTGGTAAGCAGGATATAAAAAATTCCCCACGCGGCGACATAGAGGGCTAAAACAACGCCTGAGATTTCCATTTACCCCCTCGTTTATTCAGATTCTGGAGCCTTCGTGCAATTTTTCATATAAAGATATGAGCGATTCCCTCAATAATTATATCCTCGGCCCAGCCCTTTTTTCTCATGCAGTTAAGAATTTTTAAACTGCGTAATGGGTCCTTTACTTTTTGGCCTAATACTGTGATGGTCGCCGGATGCGTTTTAAGGCATATGTAAGCGTCGCTCGTGAATTTAGGCTGCTCTGCTGTGCTGACGCCTGCGTCGTCTATTGCTACGATTATAGCGTCTTTTATTTCACCTGGTAAATCCTTAATATCTTCAACTGCCTGGTCAACTATATTTTTTGCCGGTCCCCAGAAAAGAGCGCCAAGGGTACCAACTGTTACTACTCCCGCCGCGGCTGCGCCGGCTAGCGCGATCGCCGGGACTGTGTAAGGTTCGGAGAGTGCTTCTTCAACCAGCTGGTGATTCTGATATTTATCGTAAGCCCGGAGCTGCGCCTTATTCGCTTTAATGAACTCGGTGCCGTTGTAAATCCAGCCCATTTAAACACCGGATAGTTTCATAAGCCCCAGCCACCCAAAAAACTTTTCAGTTCCTCTTCCGTGGGTACCACTGGCTTAATCAATTCCCGAAACAGTACTGCAGCAACAAGCAGGCTCCCCAGATTCATCGCTTTTTCCTTTTCCCTGCGGGTGTCTTCCGGAACGCTACTCCCATTTTCTTAAGATTAAGTTTCCCGCTGCGGTAAATGAAGCGGGGCTTTTTAGAATTAGCTTTTACAAATTTGTTCCAGTCTGATAGCTTGCGCTTTTTGGGGTGGGGGTTGCCGGCCTTGGTTGGTTGTTCGCCCTGCCCCCGTCTAAAGCCGACTAAAAAGCCTGCTGAATAACCCTCTTCATAGCTCGTCAAGTGTTCCTCTAAAGCTTCCCGCTCTAAAATACCCATATCAGCCCCGGTAAATCCTGCCGGTTACTGAACATATTTGTGGGCGGGCGGTTCCCGAACTCTGGTTATCGGCCGTGCATTTAACTTGTGTATATGGGGGAACTATAATTTGCACGATGGTATTTTGATAGCCATACTGGTCAGAATTGGTCATAATATATGCCTGGACTACTCTATCATTCAGGTAAGTTTTATAGATATAGTCGTCACTAGAGGAAGCGCCGCTATAATTGAATTGTAGATCCATGACCGCCGTAAAATTTCCCGTCCGAAATTCTAGGAGCGAGGCTTCAACGTTATTAATGTCCACCTCGCCGCTATAAGCATAGCAAAAGTCGCCAGTAATTTCTAGCGTCTCTGCCGGTCCGGTGAAAGAACCACTTACACCTAAGATTCCACCGCCGCCCCCGCCACCGAGGCCCATGAATTAAGCCGAGTAGGTTATCGATATTGCAACGTCGCAGGTCTCGGCAGTTGTGACCGATGCACTAAAGTCAATCTGGTTGCCAGGTATAATATTGAAGAGGCCGCCTGCGGCTTCCATCACTATGGGTTGCCCGTCATTACCGCCCAGTGGGCCGGCTGCAGCTGCTGACCATCCTGGTCCACTGAAAATTTGTTGCACACTGACGCCATCGCCGGCGAATTTAAAAACGGATATTCCATCAGAATTTGAGTCCATCTGCGGA